ATCTTTCTTTTCATTACCCTGTTCATCTATGGCAACAACTATTTGTCCACCAAATTCTACACCAAAGATACGCTCTTTAAAGTTGCGCTCCTTATAAATAGACATTTCTCCGGTAAGATCCTGATATTGAACCTTACCAATTCCACCCATATCAATACCTATAAAATCAAACTCGTATACTTGATCTAACCAGCGTAATACCTCGCGCTGAATTGCGTATTCTACGCGCTGTAATACATATCGTATAAGTGTTCTCCATGCCATTGTTTTAGGATCGCGGTACATAATAAGAAATACAGCAGGATCTGGGGAGAACCCCGGATCATACCCGATACCTATTCTTGAGCGAACTCCATAATCAGATGGTACAGGAGGGCACATGAGAATATCCCCCATTGGATAAGATACTTCATCACCCTTAACCTTTTTAACCCTATCAAAGGAATTCTGAGTATATATCTCTTTAAAAGCATCATAGGTCGCCAGTTCAAATCTATTACGATCAAATACGCTGAATGAGGGGGCTCCGTGTTGCCCCAGCACGAAGTGCTTGTAGTCCTCAGAGTCCTCTTGTATAGCCTTATAAAATACACGTCGTGCTATCTCCATTTCTGGAGTCCACCAACTCATCATTTCCTGAGAGATATTGTACTTGGCATATCTTTCATCTACTTGATCACAGTAATATAGAACGTTTTCTTGCCGCGCCCCATTAGGCACGCCCGATACCAGCATTTGATATCCGGGTATTTCTTCCTTTAAACAGTTCTGTAGGGATTGCCAAGTTGTCCACTGTAAATCTTGTGCCTCATCAACCCATATGCGATACGTATGAATACCAATAACGTTGGTTTCTTTACCAGCCTCTCCTGCTAAACGCATAAGAAACTGAAACCCATTTGTAAACTCAATAACACCCTCTGTGCGGTTAATAGAATTAGGCCGTACAAATTGCTTAATAAACCAGTGCCCCTCACAGGCTGCTACAAGTTTTCGAAATGTAATATCTTTTTGTGCCTTATTAGGTACAAGAACAAATAAGCCCTGATCCCCTAAGTTATACATACCATTGACCATCCACCAATATAACATTTCAATCATGGAGGTCGTCTTATGTACGCCACGTCCACAGCACATAGAAATAAAATGCTTGGTACAGGTTGTCCATGCTCTTTCATGCTCCTCAAGCGGAGTCCATGTTGGATTACCTACATTAAGGAATTCACGAAACATAACAGGACTCTGGATTATTTCCCCCAGTATCCAATCATCCTCTGTAATTTCAATCTCTTCTAATGTCATCGTGCATAAACCACCAATTCACCACATTGCCAACACTCTATCTCAAAGTTAATAGCACGGGCCTTTTCAGGAAAGTTTAACCAGTATCGTGATAGTTCTATTTCACAGGATTCACATCTTACAGGATGTGTTGTCCTATTCCATACCTCTCGGGCTCTGGAACGAACCAACTCTACGAATTGGGGAATACTATCAACTTGCTTTTCTTTACGCTGGCGTCTGTTGATACCTAACTTTTCCTGAAGATCAGAGATGGTTGAGATTAATCCCTTTTGATAGTCACCTAGATTTTTTAGTGTTCTAGTATCTAACTCATCCTCGCGTTGTAACTTAACGATTTGAGCATTTACAATATCCTTTTGGATCATATGCTGTACTAATGATCTTAATCCCTCGGCATCATTAGAATTATTCATATCAACACCATATTCAGTTTTAAGATGCTCTAACTTGGAGTTGAACTTCTCCTCGTATTCAGCATCCTGTGCTTCTGGTGTATCCTTCTTAGGGACTACTTTCAAGCGTATAGGCTTCTCAGGCTCGTCTACAGTCTGTCGTGCCTCACGATTCTTTATCCATGCAATAATCTCTTCATCTGTTTTATCTTTAAACAGGGCAAGATTACGCATCTGCTTAATCTTAGACGTATAATCCTTTTCCATGCATAACTCCTAAAACGCTAATGCAAATAAAAAAGGGATACGCTTTTTATGCGTATCCCTCTCCTTAATTGTCTGGTTGCGGACCTGAGAATCGAACTCAGATATTCCAGCTTATGAGACTGATGGGTTAGCCACTACCCTAGCCCGCAAAAATGATGGAGGCGACGGCGAGTTGAACGCCGTGTTATCGTAAGGTCCAAAGGACTCATCTAACAATAAATAAATATAAGCGATGAGGAGCCTAAGTGGTTACGAGCATCCGCGCGCCCCCACATTATTTTAAATGTCAAAGTTCTAATTAATTGGGTCATTTTCACTATTACGCTATATTTACACTAAGTGTAAATAATACCTAAACTGTAAATATTGGCGACCCATAGGAGGATCGAACTCCTTCCAACTGCTCGACAGGCAGTTATACTAGCCATTATACGAATGGGCCTTGGTGCCACAGGTCAGATTCGAACTGACGACACGCGGACCTTCAAACCGCTGCTTCTACCGGGCTGAGCTACTGTGGCGCTTTAAGAAGTCGATTTAATACCGATTGTACTAATAAGTAGCAATCCAAGCAAAGATCCCAAATATGAAAGGAGGATTTAATTGGGTATATTCTATCTACTTCTTTTTTACAATAATCATTTTGACATTTCATATCTTATCCTAAAGGTTGGCAAAGCGGCAGAGATTCGAACTCTGATTGACACTTTTGGAGAGTGTGATCCTACCATTAAACGACCGCCTTAAGTTGGCAGTCCCGCAGGGAATCGAACCCCGATCTGCTGGGCCAGAACCAGCCGCCTTATCCGTTAAGCCACAGGACTGTGTATAGTGGTAGCCCCACTTAGAATCGAACTAAGTGCTTCGCGTTATCAGCACGACGATTTAACCATTAATCGATGGGGCTAAGGATGCTTTCTCTTTCTATAACTGCTTACCAGATAACCGGCAGTTACTCCAATTATAGTAAATATTAAAGAGTGTAGAGAAATTATAACTTCTATTGGAAATACTGCTACAATAATATTGAGCGTTGTAAAAACTACAATAGAGGTTAAAATACCTATTAGAATAGCAAGTAAAAGATCCCTAACTTTCATATAAATATTCACCTACTTTGGGGAGATTAGAGAGATTCGAACTCTCACTAGCGGGACCACAACCCGATGTGCTGCCTTTACACCATAACCTCCATTGGCGAGTCCGCACAGAATTGAACTGTGACCCGGAGATTAAGAGGCTCCTGCTCTAACCGTTAAGCCACGGACCCATAAATTTGGCGCGCTCGGAGGGAATCGAACCCCCGACCTACTGGGTCGAAACCAGTTATTCTAAATCCGCTGAACTACGAGCGCTTACGAAATACGTTAAAAACTCTTATTGCATTATTCGGTCCTGTAAGAATAGGATGTAGAGCTATTCGCTCTACCCCGAATTCTTTATAGGCAGGAATAATAATGATATGAAGTATGCCTATCAATCCACCCGACTTAACAACTCTAGCGGCTTCCTTAAGAACTCGCTTAGGCTTGGGTAATTCCCCATGCCACTGTCCTTGCCAATGGTCAGCGTAAGGCGGGTCAGCCAGTACACAAGAGTAAGTAGAATCTGAGACAGGCAAACAGTCAAAAGGACTAATAATATCAGCACCAGTCTCAGGACGAAAATCAGTAGTGATACCAAACTCCGAAGAACCAGAGAACATATGGAGAGTATTTTCATCAATAACCTCCGGGTAGATCTTTTTAAGGTTATACATAAATCTAGATGGATACTGCTGAAATTGTCCCTTTGCTGAGGGGGGTCCGCATAACCAAGTAGTGGTATCTAATTTCATAGGGATCTCTTTTTATTCACAACAGCCTCTATGATAATATCCCCATCCATATTAGTGAATTTAATCTCTACTGCACAAGCGGGACAAAATGTGTGATTATGTCCTGTATAAAAAGGACCATGCCCGCAGTTAGGACAATGGTATTGATATCTAGTCTTTTCCTTAAAAGCATCCATGATATTAAAGAAACTAGGTCCCTTAATCATTATCAGCCTACCGGAACTTCAAAGTCAACAGGATGCTTAATTGCTTTTAGTGTTGCACTACAAAACTTTCTTCCTATCTTACCCGAGCAGTTTACGATTTGATCAAGTTCCCCCCAATTTGTTGATTTACAGCGCGGACAAATAAGTTGATATTTATATATAGTAGTTGTATAATTCCAATTCCAATTATAAGTATAGGGATTAGTACTAAAATAGTGCCAATTATCATTAATAG